GCCGGGGATTAACGCCGCGTGACTGTAAAATTGTCCGCCGCGATGGGCGCGTAATGGTAGTTATCACCAGAGACGGAGCGAAAATTAAGGTATGAAACGATCAGAGGCCAACGTATCAAACGACGCCGCCCTAGCCATTTCAAGGGCAGGCGGAAAGTCGTTCCGCAACAACGTCGGAAAAGCATGGTCCGGTAAGAAAACCGAAGAATATACGAAAAACGGTAAACGATACGTTGTCTTGGAAAACCCGAGATTCATTGACTTCGGTTTAATGAAGGGTAGCGCGGATCGGATCGGTTGGGTTCCGACTGAAATCACGAAAGATATGGTTGGGCAAACGTTCGCGCGGTTTGCGTCGTGGGAGATTAAAACCGCAAAAGGCAGAGCCACTAAAGAACAACTAAGATGGCATGAAGCAGTTTCGCGCGACGGTGGTTTGAGCGGTTTCTGTAGGTCTGCCGATGATGCGGTAAGGGTGTGTAATGGCGAACGACTTGACCCTTGATGAAGTGATCGAACGCGCGGCCATAGTTGCAGAGGGTTGCAACGTTTCACGCGAAAAATCAGAGGCATTGACAGCGGCTCAGTATGGGTGTAAGACGTGGCAGGAATTAATTGATCGCATAGGAGGCGATGAGGATGGAATGGCAACCAATTGAGACTGCCCCGCACGGTAAGGGAATAAACACTGGACCAGCCGTGTTGGTTGGTGGCGGAGTTTTTTGGGATGAAGGTGAAACCTACCAGACAAATTACGCGTTTGACAGGTCGGCTATAGGATTCCACGACCCGCTTAAAGGGTGGATTATAGGAAACTCCGAAACGCATGGCGACAGTATTGTTGCCGAACCAACCCATTGGATGCCGCTCCCCACCCAACCGGAGGAAAAATAATGCACCCCCAATGCACCATCCATAACGTCGAACAAGGTTCCCCCGAATGGCATGAAGCCCGCAACGGACTTCTAACCGCGTCAGAGGTTAATTTGATCCTGACGCCGACACTCAAGATCGCCAACAACGAGAAAACCCGCACCCACGTATATGAGTTGGCCGCGCAACGCATCACCGGATACACCGAGCCTCAATACGTGTCAGACGACATGCTGCGCGGTCATGTGGACGAGGTAAAAGCCCGTGACGCATATTCCGAACACTATGAACCCGTAGATGAATTGGGATTCATCACGCGAGACATTGGCGGCGTGACCATTGGTTATAGTCCAGATGGCGCTGGCGTGATGAGTAATTTCGGCATTGAGTGCAAGAGCAGGCGTCAGAAATACCAACTTCAAGTCATCACAGACAATGAAATCCCGACCGAACACATGCTGCAATTGCAGACTGGACTAATGGTCACGGGATGGGATTACATCGACTATATCAGCTATTGCGGCGGTATGCCTATGTGGGTTATTCGCTGCGGACGTGATGAGAAATATCAGGAGGCAATTACCGAGGCCGCGCTTGGATTTGAAAAGCAAGTGCAGGATAAAATGTTCGAGTATCAAGAGCGGTTGGCTAATGCTGGCGTTGTGATTGAGACTGAGCGAGAACAACCAGAGACGGAGGTATATTTTGAATGAGCATCGTCCGAGTAATTGACTTCGAGACTACAGGATTTGAACCGCCTGTCGCACAAGTATGTGAGGCGGCTTATTGTGACTATGATGTAGGTGACGGAAGCGTTGGCGAATACATGTCTTGGCTTTGTGGTGTGGACGCCATGCCACCAGACGTTCGCGCGGTGCATCATATCAGTAAGTCGGAATGCGACGGAATGCCGCCGTTTGATGTTGATACGATGGACGATGACAATGTAACGGTTTTCTGCGCACATAATGCAGACTTTGAGTTGAAATTCTTCTCTACGCCTAAACCTTTCATCTGCACATATAAGGCCGCTCTACGGGTTTGGCCGGATGCGCCAACACATAGCAACGGTGGATTGCGGTATTGGCTTGAAGATCAAGGAAAGATCAATCCAGAGCACGAAAAGACGCAACCTGCGCATAGGGCAGGCCCTGACGCATATGTTACGGCATGGATTTTGAAAGCGCTATTTGATGAAGGTATCACTGGAAAGCAAATGGTCTCGTGGACTAAAGAGCCAAAGATAATGCCTAAATGCACAATCGGAAAGTTTCGAGGATATAAATGGCCTGATGTGGAGGAAGGTTTTCTTAACTGGATGACGCGACAAACAGATATGGAATACGATCTTAAATGGAACGCGGCTCGGGAAATTAAAAGGAGGCAAGAAAATGACAACTGACGTAACCAAAGCAATCGCCCCCAAGAGTGACCAACTCAACGCCGATAGCCTTATCACCGGACCTATGACGATCCGTATTCGTGACGTAAAGGTAAGTGATGGCGAGCAGCCGATTTGGGTTTACTTCGATGGCGACGACAATAAACCCTGGAAGCCTTGCAAAACCGCCGCCCGTTGCCTTGCCTCAATCTGGGGGCCAAATGCGGCGCAATGGGTTGGTATGCATTGCACGATCTACAATGACCCGACCGTAACATGGGCGGGCGCTGCGGTGGGCGGGATTCGGGTTTCACACATGGAGGGACTAGATAAGCCTCGTGCATTGCAGCTTACAAAGACACGTGGTAAAAAGGGCACGGTTACAATCCAGCCTCTTGTGATGGGTGGAAAAGCAGATCCACGGTTTGACCCAGACGCCGCTTTGCAATCAGCCAAGGACGCAGCTATGAAGGGGAAGGACGCGTTTACTCAGTGGTGGAGAGAGAACGCCGATAAAAGGGAGGCAGTTAAACCGCATATGGATGAGTTGAAAAAGATGGTAGAAGAAGCTGATAAACCGGATATTGATGATGATGAGGTGCCGCTGTGAGTAAGATGACACGCCAGCAACGACGCGCAAACGAACGCCGCGCCAATAAACCTGAACCTGCACCGATTGAACGCACATCGCGGCGTCATATCGGTCGCACGAAAGGGCAACCGTTTTCTAGCATGAAGTTGGTAAGCATTACACCGGCAGAGAAAGGTAAGCCCGCTGTTTTCAATGTGCGAGGATATACGACGAACAAGTCGCAATCCGTGAAGGCAACGTATCAGAATATTTATTGGTTCATTCGCGGCATCACGCATGAAATGAAACTTGGAATGTTGGGGGCTTGAATATGGATGCAGTAGACAGCACAAGCGATGCGAGAACGGTTAACAATACTGTTCGACACAAGTATCGCGTTCTGAGAGACGATGAAAAAGCGACTATGGCTAAGATCAAAGACATGGGTGCGGAATTTCTTGAATATTTCGATGAAACGGGATCAAGCCGCGAAATGTCAATCGCAAAGACAAAAATTGAAGAGGCGGTCATGTGGGCTGTCAAGCATGTGACGGCGTAGGGGCTTAATGGAAGATACAGAAACCCGCCTAAAAAATATCGTGGAGAAATTCCGCGACCAAAACGATATTCATTGTCCAGAAACAATTTACCAGAGGGATAAGGTTATCGAGAACGCGTATGAATTTATTGAGGAGTTGATGGACGTGGTGGGATATGCTGAATAGAGTAGACATCATCGGCAATCTAGGCGCAGACCCGGAAGTCAGAACAGTAGGCGATAGCAAAGTCGCCAATCTCCGACTTGCCGTTAACGAAAAATGGAAAGACCGCAACACTGGCGAGAAGCGTGAAAAAACCGAATGGGTTCCAGTAACTATTTGGGGGCCTGTTGCTGGCGTTGCGGAACAGTATCTTCGCAAGGGAAGCAAGGTTTTTGTAAGCGGCAAGTTTCAAACCCGCAAATGGCAGGACAAAGACGGTAACGACCGATACACAACGGAAGTCGTCGTTCAAGGATTCTGCGGTCAAATGGTCATGCTAGACAGCGCCGGATCGTCTAGCGGTGGAGGTTATCAGTCTGGCGGGACTACGGTTGGTAGTGGGTCTAGTGCTGGCGGTTACGCTATGGACGATGAAATCCCGTTTTGAGATAGACCCGCTCCGGCGGGTTTTATCTTGACGGGGCGCTGCGACCATGCCAAGACGTGACTAGATAACCAATGGAGATGATTATGACTAACACGAACACGGGCAACCGGAACACGGGCGACTGGAACACGGGCAACCGGAACACGGGCGACTGTAACACGGGCGACTGTAACACGGGCAACTGGAACACTGGCAACTGGAACACGGGCAACTGGAACACGGGATACCGGAACACGGGCAACCGGAACACTGGCGACTGGAACACGGGCAACTGGAACACGGGATACCGGAACACGGGCGACTGTAACACTGGCAACTGGAACACGGGCAACTGGAACACGGGATACTTCAATACCAAAACGCCAACAACGGTAAATTGCTTCAACTCTCCAACGGAAAGAGAAGTGTGGGATAAGGCCGAAAAACCAAATTGGATTTATCGTCCATCGACCACCACTTGGGTTTCCGAACGCGACATGACCAATCAAGAAAAGATAGACAACCCGACATTTCATACATGCGGTGGGTATCTCAAGGTAAACGATTGGCACGAAGAGTGGCGTAAGGCATATGAGGACGCAACAGAAGAAGAAATCCAGATGGTTCGCGTTCTGCCAAACTTCGACTACGATGTGTTTGAAGAAATTACTGGTCTTGACATTCGACCAAAAGACGGCGGATGTGAAGGTAAGACTGTTGAGATTGATGGAGTTGAGTACGTTCTCACGCGGAAGTAAATTTATGGGCGCGGTTTATCCGCGCCATATAACCATAGGAGGTTAGAAAATGAATAGGAAATGGACGCCGGGGCCTTGGGTTGTTGAAGATGGGAGTAAGTCATGTCATTGTTGCTTTGACCAGACAATTTACGTGAAGACTGTATCGGGAGAATTTGATTATGAAATTATCGCAGAAACACTTACCGATAATGAAGCAAACGCCCACATAATCTCCGCCGCCCCTGATCTGTATGAGGCTTTGGAGCGCGCTTTGGAAGAGTGGGATAGCAACACCGACTGGCGCAACAACGCCCGCGCCGCACTCGCAAAAGCACGTGGAGAATAAACTACCCACGCACATAGAGGTGGAACTACGCGCGTTAGGCGTCATACCGCCTTTGACCAGCAACCCAAAGCCAGAGCCTTACAAGGCGTGGCGTCCGTCATACGTTGGAGAGGAACCGCCGTTTTGAGTAATCCGTGGAAACGCAAAGTAGTCATTGGTGACTGTACGTTGTATCAAGGTGATTGCCTTGAGGTAATTCCGACTCTGGGTCCGGTGGACGCTGTGGTTACTGATCCGCCGTATGAAGCCGTCATGCAAAATAAATGGGGTGTTTTGTCTAAACAATCACCATCTTCTCACGTTCGACACGAAGAATTAGGATTTGGGGCGATTGACGAGGTTCGCGGTGAAGTTGCCAAAGAAATTTGCCGTGTCAGCGACGGATGGGCAATAATATTCTGCATGGCGGAAGGCGTTAGGGCGTGGAGGGACGAAATAGAGAATTGCGGCGCAAAGTACAAAAGAGCTATGGTCTGGATTAAGCCTGACGCCATGCCGCAATTCAACGGCCAAGGTCCAAGCGTAGGACATGAAATGATGGTCTCTGCGTGGTGCGGTAAGGGGAAAAGCAAGTGGAACGGCGGTGGAAGGCCGGGTAACTTCATTTACAACAAAAACACACCAGGTGGTGGCGTCCACCCTACTCAAAAACCAGAACCGTTAATTATAGAGTTGGTATCTCTGTTTTCAAATCAAGATGACACGGTTGCGGACCCATTCATGGTAAGCGGAACAACCGGCGCAGCATGTGCAAAACTTGGCCGTAAGTTTATTGGTATTGAACTTGACGCGGATTACTTTGACATAGCATGTAATCGCATAGATGACGCATATAAGCAGCCTTCGTTTTTCGTTGAGCCACCTAAGAATACCGCCAAGCAAGAGGAATTGTTCTAATGCGCTACATGGGATCAAAAGCACGATACACCAAGCATATCGTACCGATACTTATGAACGGGCATGACCAATCTAACTGGTACATCGAGCCGTTCATGGGTGGCGGTAACATGCTGTCCAACGTGCCAGCTAAACATAAGTGGGGAAATGATACGGCTGAATATGCGGTTGCGTTGCTTGAGGCGGTTGCGAATGGGTGGGAGCCGCCGGAGAAGCTGACGCAGGATGAGTACTATGACATCAAGGGTTCACCGGATAAATATGATGCGTGTATTGTTGGGTTTGCGTG